CTCAACAGGAGTTTGTCAAGCTCTGTGCTTGGTTTATCTGATAGAGCTACGTAATCCCCCGAAGGGAATTTAATCGTAGCCCGTAGTTCTTCATTTCCATACAGTACGTCCATACTTTTCACCACCTTTATTCATTCTATCCAAGGCCTAATATGGATTGCCGTCTACCTCAATCCAATGCAATTCTGCCTTGGTGTAACCAACTTTACCTTTACCACTATACCCGCCTACGGAGGAGATACTGTCTGGCGTACCCAGATAAAACAGACCTTTAATCCACCCACGCCCCGGAACGTAGCAGTTGAGGTAAAAGTTACGTGTCTTGTAGGTGTCAATCTTGGCGTTTATCATAGTTTCAAGAAGTTGCACTGCTTTATCCTCAGGCATAACGTCAAAAACCCAAACAAGTTTCAGCTTACGATTTATAAGACGCTCACGAAACTGCCCACGCATTGTGTTCCACGCATGGCTTATATAATTATTGGATGGGGAGACAGAGGTAGGGTATACGGGCAACTCTACCTCAGACCCAGCAGGTTCTTTTTCGTGTCGTATAGTGTATTTTAAGACTGAACTGCTCTCTGCCATCGTTAAGCACCTCCTCGCTGATTAAGTCTTAGCAAGATTGCATTACCAATCTTGTCGGCATACTTGTTGATAAGGTATGTGTCGTTACTATCAAAAAAGCCCTGTTGTGTCAAGTGTACGTGGATTTGGTCGCCTCCCGATAAAGAGCCTCTGCTTGCTGCCTCTTGCATTGCATTGGCGAGGTAGTTGATACCCTCAGGCGTTTCAAGGGGTATAACTGCCTCTGCCCTATTTCCCTCGAAAAGGCGAGCGTCCATTTCTTTTGTACCGATACCGCCTTTTGCAAACCCTAAGTAACCACCAGTTATAGTCGTAAGCCAGCTACTGTTTTTAAGCTCTTTTTCACGGTCAGCCCAACTCATAGAGTTCCATTGACGAAGTCCTGTACGATTTATAACCGCCATTATTCTGTCTTGTGAATATTGACCTCCTGTACCGAAACCCAAGCTATTAGTTTTACCACCAAAGTGATAGAAGGCTTCTTTAACGGCTTCTTGTAGCGTAGGTGGCTGTGTCCTGCTATTCGTAGCAGCACTTGTTTTAGTCTTAACCTGAGTTGTCGTCTGTGTCTGGGTCTGTGTCTGGGTCGTTGTAGATGTACTGCTGACCTTAGTACCTAAATACTTAGTTCGTTCGTCCTCTATCAGGTTCATAGCACTTTGACCCGCAGTCATGTACCCTTGTGAGCCTTTTTCCTGCCAAGATGTAAATACAGGCTGCACCCTAAGCTGTATAACCATAGACTGCACTTGTCTGCGGAAGTTATCTAATAAAGTCGTATCAATATGTCCAACCTTAATGTTCTGCAGAGCCGCCGTCTTGTGTATCCAATCACGGAAAGCCTGCACGCTGTCCGTAGGTACACTGTCGAGCAATATATCTAAACGTCCGGGATTTCTTTTAACTATTTCAAGGAATAAGGCTAAATCTTCCCTTGGCAGTAGGAGAAGTAGATTCATTAACGCAGGATTATCTTTAATATACTCATAAAGTTCGTCAAGTGCGGGCTTATCAAGTCTTGGCTCTACACTTAGAGTTCCATCAGTGCCAAGAATAGTAGGCACAGTCGTATCTTTTGCAGTCAAGTTTATGACTTCATCAAACTCAAATAAAGACTGACGAGCTTCGTTTATCTGTGCTCCAAGCTCCTCCCAATGCCTGATATACTCAGACATTTCCTGCTGGGTCATACTGGTGTTGAGCTGTTCCAACATTAACTGGTATCTATAAGCCTCTTTCATAGCGTCGGACACTTCAACCATAGGGTCGTAACCACGCTCTGACATCCAACCTGCAAGTACGTTGTCTGATAAAATCACGCCGTACTTAGCTGCAGCGTCTGAACCTTTCTGCCAAGCGTTGGCAAGGTCACGAGCCACATCATTTGCGACTAAGCCAAGCTCTTTTGCTTTTTTAATTGCTTGTTCGTATGTGCCGATTGCTAAATTATTTGCGGAGGCCAAGTCAAATCCTACCTGTCTTGCACGCCCTACGATTTCAGCTAAAACACGAGAGGAGTCCGATATTGTGCTGATGTTGTCTGCCTCTAAGCCAGCCATAAATTTAAGGATGTCTGGACTTCCAAGAGCACCTGAATAACTACTTGAAGAACCGCCAACGTTATCATAAGGCGATGTAAATGTGAAAAAGTCTGCCAGTGCTTGACTTGCCTTCAATAAAAACTCAAAAACAGGTTGAAACGCATCTTGAAGGTCTTGGCCGACCTTTTTCCACTGTACCGATAATTCGTTTGCTCTATTAGCACTCTCAATAGATGATGACATCAAAGCTGTCTGCTCAATACCGAGTGTCTTAAAAGCCCCAGCTAACTCAACATTTCTCTGGTTTGCAGCTCTACCTGCACGCTCCATAGCAACAAGACTTGCCGTTACAAGACCTACTACTGGAACTGCAGCACCAAGAGTGCTTGTAAGCCCAATAAAACCTTTGTCTGTCGCACCAATAAGTGCCGTACCTTGCTTTGCCAGTTTATCAAGTGTTGCCGACGCTTTAAGAGCGTCAGCGTTCTGCCTGCTTGTAGACTTCCCCGGTAAAGTCGGAACTGTGAATTTACCGCCATCCTTTTGGATTTTAGACAGTTGCTTACTCAAGTCGTCCATCGTCTTTCCAAAGTCTTGAACGGCTTTGTCTGATGTTCTTGCCTGCTTTTCAAGTCCTTCGAGGAGAGCGATGGCGTTTCGCATCGACTGTTCAAACTCTCGGTCTCCACGTGTATCCGTTCTAAATGCCATTTATATCAACTCTCCTTTCAGTAAAAATTCAAGCTGTGCTAACCGTTCGGCACGCTTTTCCTGTGCCGTAGGTTCTATGATTCGCACAGGCTTAATCGGTTCTGTAAAGTTACGGTCTCCCCATACTGCTTGTGCTATCTTTTTAGCTATGATGTGACCGACTTGCAAACTGTCGTTGATAGCATACTCACGCTTACGCATAAAACCTGTAATAAGCGACTGATAAAATCTGAGGTCGTGGTCGAGAATAGTGTTGTAATCTACTCCCACCATACCCGCCACTTCACGCACTCTATCAATTTCTTCACGGCTCACTTCAAGGTCATTCTGTATTTCTTTTAGGATGTCAATGCCTCTGTCTGATGTGCTTTGCTGTCCAAAGTTACTGCCATTAGTGTCTTTATCAAGTCGGTCTGCATACCTTCCTCGTGTAAGTGTTTCAGAAGGTCTGCGTCCGACGGTCCGATAAAAAAATGCTTCTTCTCCATCAGGTCTACCAATAAAATCTGGAGCACCCCTATGTAGCCAAACTTTTCACGCCACTCCTCGCAGATTTCAGCAGCTCTCTCCTTAACTGCTCTATAGTCATCAGGTGAAACAGTTGCGGAATTTACAAGGCCTGCCGATAAAAGTATCTTAGTCGAACGTTCAATGTCGTGTTGTAGCGTTCCGTTTACGTCGAATACCGCCCCACGTATCTGATTGAGGGTGTAGCCCTCAGTGTTTACGATGTATTCAATAGACCTGAAAGTCCATTTTAGGTTTAATGACTTTATATATTCCTGAGCCTGAGTTACTAAGGCTTTAACGTCTTTGTTTGCCATAGACTGATACCTCCTTATATTAAATAACCGCCCGCCATCTACATATAGCGGGCGGTGTCAAGTAGTGGGTTTACACCGATAAAATCTCTTTAACTGCCTGATACAGCTGCGAAAGACCATGTACCACTGCCCTTAGTTACAGTTACAGGCACTGGAGGTCCAAAAGGTGTAACAGTAACACTGAACTCCTGTCCATTCTCCCCAATTTCACCGTCAGCGAAAGATTTCGGGATTACATAATAACAAAAGCCTTCGTAGGCAGTGCCACGAGGTCTAACTAAGATAACACACTTCGGAGAAGTCTGCCCTCCTTGAGCTACGCTACTGAGTACCCAAGATTTAAGAGTTGAATATGTGGTAGAGCCTGCTGTACCGTCGAATATGTCGCCTGTACCTGCACGAAGGAAGTTTAGGGTCATATCCCCCTGTGCCTGACCTAAAGCTGCTACGCTTTCCCATCCGTTGCCGTCCAAAGTTCTGTACTTCCTGACTTCCTTGTCTACGGTAGGCGGTGTGAATGGAAGTACTCCAGTAAGCTCCGTTCCGCTCGTCGGGATTGTAGCCGAGTCGGTGTAATCGGCTAAAAAAAGGTGTGTATCGAAGTTTGATAACACGAAATAGTCTGTACCTGCCATTTTAATCATCCTCCTTCTCGGATATTGTATAAGTTATTAGGGCGTTTAAGGAGTATCGAGCACGCCCTTGCTCGTTTCTACCTAACGGTATTACATCACCTATCAGGCTTGCTTTTATAATCGTAACGTCGTAAGTGACATCTTTGTATGTGACTGACACGGTTTCGCATATCGTAAGCGGTAGTAGATTGCGGATAAAAGCTGTGAACGTAGCTGTTGCAATATTACCGTCTGCTGATAGGTCAGACTGTGCAAGGAACTGAACACGAGCTACTTGGTTTACGTATGCACCTGTTGTCATATCACGATACTCGCCGGGTGCGTCGCCTCGTATATAAATCCCACAATCGAAGTCTGCGTTTATATCCATATCATTGAAACCAAATGAAAATTGCTGTCCACCCCAGCTTTTTAATAGCTCTTTTAGGGCAAGAAACAGCCCATATTGCTCCATACGTTCACCTCCCGATAAAAAGTACTACCTAAGTCATTAAAATCGCTTGTATGGCGTTCTGACGCCTTACGAATACCACATAGTGATTGGTGAGCCTCTGTCTGGGATGTTTATATAGAGTTCAAGCGGGTTGTAGCTTATCGTAAGCGGTATTCCACTGCCTAACCCAACCTCAGCAGCTGCCTGCTCCAAGAATTTCATCCCCGTAGGCGGTTTATGTGTCCTGAAAGGTATTTCGTGCACATAAGTTGCGTAAGGAGCTGTGTATCGTATCGTAGCTCTGTCAGATAAAACCTCCAAGACCGCTGACGCTTTGAGCCTTCCAGTCTTTACGGGGGTGTAGTGCAGTGCTCTTGCGTAGATTGCTCTTGCAAGTGCGTCTACGACGACAGGTTGTGTTACGTATCTGCTTACGATTTCCTCTACGTCAAGCCTTTTCATCCCATACACCCCCTACACTTCACTCACCATCTATGCTTATACTTGGCAAGGCCTGCAGTTTATTTCTCACCAACACGTAACTTCAAATAAAGGTTCACTGCCGTCAAACTCAGGTACGATTTCGACTGACTGCACTACCTGACCGTTGATTTTATCACCAATCTTTATATCATCCACCGTACTGTACTTTTGCATGGATACTGTTGTATCCCCCTGACCCGTATGTATACGAGCTAATCCGCCGTGCCTAAATACTTTTATTACTTCTGGTGCACCGTAGCTGTCCATACGAGTGTCAGGGTCTTTTCCAGTCATGCGTTCAAGCGTTACAGGATATAGCATATAATCCTTGTAAATCATCGTCGTACACCTCCCGTCGGCTTAGTTTTTATTTCGCCGTAGGACTGCCGGGGTCTACTCCCTCTAAGTAGTGCTCGACGAAGTAGGAGTCAAGATTTGCACCGTTTTTCAGAATTTCTTTAAGTTTCGTAACCGCCGTTTCAACAGCTTCCCCGATAAATGCTTCGCTGATAAAAGGTCGTAAGACTGCTGGAATGTACTTATAAAGTTGAGCTACGACAGCAGCATACTTGATTTCTCCTGTCTTACCTCCGTACTCTTTCTCTGCCCAAGCGACAAAGTAAAGAGCTATCTTAGCCAACTGCACCTTCTTGTCTTTCACTAAAAACACAAAATACAGCAGAGCCAGTATAAAGACTAACGCAACAGACAATTCAACGGTGTGCGTACTGATAAAACTGATTATATTTGTCATTTTTGTTTCTCCTCCAATCTTTCCACTCTCTCACATAGCAGCAGCACTTTTTCGCCCATTTCGTCAATCCTCGAACCCCACTCTTTGATAGCCTTTGTATTTTCTTCGATGACTGCCGTGACGCGCTCTGTGGTTTTGGTTACCTCACGGGTCAGCGTATATACCTTGTCAAGCGTTTCAGCATTTGCTTTTCTTGTGTCTGATACAAGAACCTCACGCTCTTTCGCATGATGCTCCTGCAGCTCTTTAAGCCTCTCTGCTGTGGCGTTTCGTTCGGACGTCAGGTGTCGCCATAAAATGCCGAGTGCTGCTATGAGAGCTGCTATGACAAGACCTAAAACACCGTAGTCCAAAAATCCTTGAGTGATTGTCTCCATAGTAGTCGCACCTCCTATACCGTGTAGCGGCTGTTAGACAACCACTCCGATAAAATTGCGTAGACCTGCTTAGTATAAATACCCTCTTGTGCTTGTACGGATGTTTGACCGTAGCTCTCTGATATAGGACCTGCACGCTTCGCTGTTAAGCCTCTGACCGTAATCTTTGCTCCGTCAGTAACCTGCGGGTCAAGTGCTACATACCATAGGGCATTTTCTATCTGTGCCATCTTCGCCTTATCCAACCCGTCTGAGCTTGTAGCTGAGTATCCTGCTAAACCTTGGTCATAGGCTGGGTTAAACACTGGCTGATAAAACACTCCTGCTACACCGTAGGTGTTGGTGCGTGGGAACTCCAGCTTCTGTCCGGGGTTTTTTCGCCTGCCTGTGTACTTTAGGTTATTAAGAGCCATACAGGAACGTATAAGGGCGGCGGACTTATCGTCGTCTGTGAGGGCTACCCATGACTGACGTGCTGCATTTGTGGAAAGGTAATGGGAGGTTACGTAATCATCAGCCTCACTGACTGTAACATAGCTATTTATTCCTATCTGTAAATCCATAGTCATAACCTCCCCTCCGTGACATTATTTTTTAGGTTCTTGTGTAGCTGTCTGGTCTGCTATCTTAAACTTTTTAACAGCGTCTGCGACAGCTTTTTCCACTGCTTTGTTCACAGCGTCTGCAACAGCCTTCTCCACAGCCTTTTCTACTGCTTTGTTCACAGCATCCGCAACAGCCTTCTCAACTGCTTTTGCGATTTTAGCGTCTACGTTAAGAGCTTTTATAGCCTTAGCGACTGCGTCGGATACTTCATCTGGAGCATCGAGGTCTTCTGAGCCAACAATTACAAATCCAGCATCCAGCTTATCCTGAACCTTCGTCCTGTTCAACTCAGAAACTTTGTGAATGATTCCATCTTTTCTCATCAAAAGAACTTTCATAGTTAGCCTCCTTCATTTATAGGCACCTGCTACCACGTAGGTAGCAGGTGTCCTATGATAGTGTCACGATTACTGTTCTTAACCTTCGCCAACGCCATCGCCAACGCCATCGCCATCGCCATCTCCATCGCCATCGTCTTCTTCCTCGGTAGGCTCATCAGCTACTGCGAAGCAGACGTTCTTACGGGATTTGAAAATGTCAGCACCGTAGATGATTCTGCTCTGGAATTCAAAGGCATCATAATATGGGTTAAATGCCACGTTCTGGATAGTCATGTTGCTGAACATACCAGAGCCGTCAACGCCTTCACGAAGCTTAGTCATCGCACGAGTTACCTCAGAGTCACTGATGTTGAAGCCTCTCATATCGCCCGGAAGCAACAAGTTATTAACCTCGTAACGAACAGACGTGAAACCCGCTTCAAGAGGTACAGCAAGGATACGGATAACTCTATTACCTTCTCCACCAACCTCATAACCACCAGCTTCCTGTCCTTCACTCTGTCCATCAAGCAGTGTAATGAGAGAGTTCATACGGTTGGAAGGCATAGGCACAATATAATGCTCGTTCCACTTAAGAACCTTTGTCTGTACAGTAAGTGGAGCTTCCATACCGATAAGAGACTCAAAGCCAGTTGCAATGCGAACCTCTCTAAGAGCGTTTACAAATGCCAAGGCTCCCGGATTTTTCAACAGAGCTGCCTGCAGACTAGCAAAAACTGAAAACTCGATGAAGATAACGGCAGGACCGTCAGAACCAGCATTATACATGGCTGCATCGATGTTGATAATCGTCTGACAGATGTTGTCAATATCTGTCTTGTATCCATCAGTACCAGTTGTAATGACATTATCCTCAGGTATCTTGTTGAAAAGAGTTGCGATGTTTACAGCGTCAAACTCAGGAGCAAAGTAGATGCGTCCGTAGCTGTGAGCCATAGCACCGATAGAGCTGTCCATACCTGCAAGGTAAGAAGCAAGCTCATCAGCCTTGTCTACTCTGATGACCTTCGCTCTGTCGTTTTGCGGCTCGTATTCCTCCCAAGTGATGCCTGTACCTCCGCCATAAGGCTGTGTAAATCCTCTGGACTTGTTGTAAGTTCCAGCACCACCAGCATCAGCGGAACGTACAAGAGTTTTACCACCACGAAGCTCGAAGCGGAAATCATCTTCATTGTGCAGGATTGAAGTCTTTGCACTTATAGCCAACGCACTCTTGATTTTATTCAAATAAGCGTAAGCACTGTCGTAAACTGTATATGCCATAATTCTCATCCTCCTAATAAAATAATTTACTTACGGATAAAACCGTTTAGATTATACGCTCAACTACGTACGGTGTACGTGACTTGACAGCTCTGTCACTGCCTGCCGCCTGATTTACTCTCGCTTTAATGCCAGTTTGAGTAGCAGGTTTCTCTTGTACATATTGAGTGCGTGCCTTTGTCTTTGTTTCTTCTACTTCTTCCTTGACAGGCACATCGTCGATTTTCGCAGCCTTCAATTCATCCACTGCCTGCTTTAACTCAACAATAGCTGTCGCAAGGTCTGCAATAGTTACCTCGGGGTCGTCCTCCTCCTCATCGGGAGTTTCTTCTGCCTTAGTTTCTTCCTCGGCAGGTGTTTCTTCTTCTGCCTTAGTTTCTTCCTCAGTAGGTGTTTCTTCGGCTTTGGTTTCTTCTTCGTCTATCGCTGGAGCTTCGTCAACAGCGACCTCCGTTACTTCATCCTCAGCCTTCTTTGACTTAAGTCCTAAAATCTTTAAAAACTCGCTTTTCTTCACTCTACGTCCCTCCTTTGATTTACTTTGTATTTCAGCCCCTTCCTGTGCAGGTACTGGTACGAAACTGCACTCAAGAGCCGATAGACACTGATTTACATTACGATAGACAGGCTTGTCATCGTTAATGCCTCCAAATGTATGTCCTTCTGGACACTGACTATCATGCGATTTCACAGATGCACCACATACGGAACAGGTATAGCCACTGCCGTCAAAGCCAACAGAAACTTCTGAGAGTAAGCCAAGTTTAATGCGTGGTACAATGTCTGAATTAGCTGCTACGTAAGCGTAACCTAAGACGTATGTGTAAGGTTCTCCAAGGCTATTCTCGCCGTCGGATAAAACCTCTGCACGGTATACACGCCCAATCTGTCCGTCAGCAGTCCATGTGTGGTCTTTGATAAGCGGTATAGGGTTGTTGTTTATATACTCCGCAAACTGTCTTAAAAACGCATCTGAGAGCTTGTCATTGTCAGCGTCGACTTCGTTATTACACATTCTCAAACTGAAAATGTAAAGTTGCTCTGGCGTCGTATCTTCTGATACAAGCGGTTTTATATGTCCAAACTCTTTATTTATGTCTATACTCATTTACCAACCCTCCTTCGTCTTTTAAGTCGGACAAACGGCAACTCCCAGTCCCAGAACCCGTCTTTGCTAAGCTTTGGACGAGTAAATCGCCCTGCGTGGAACTTCGGTCTATCGCTTACGACAGTTTCTTCATCAGCTTGCGTAAGGATAGGGGATATAGTGCTTACAGTTGCGTCTGTCGTAGGTTCATCGTCATCCACATCATCATCATCGTCTACACCAACAATGTCGTTTACACTGATAAAACCCGCCTGACGCCTTATTTCTTCGGCTCTGTCGTAAGCTAAGGCAGATGACACCTTATCAAGTCTGCTGATTGCCTGTTCCAGTGTAAGTGTCTTACCTATACGACTCTGTATAGTTTCAGTAAACTCTTTTTCATCTACAGGTAATCCATCAAACCAAGTGATAGATAAGTCCTCTGCCTTCAGCAGCTCACCAGTCGCTGCTAAATACATTCTTCTTACTACTTCTATGACAGGCCTACTAAGCTCTTGAGTAACTCTCTTTGCTTCGAGTTGTGCTGGGTACATCGCCGCAACAATGGATTTAGCTGATAAATTGCTTCCAAGTTTCTCGATGTCGAAGAAAACCATCCCAAGCTTGCTGTCCATAGCAATCTGCTTGATACATCGGTTATAGACCTCTACGGCTTTCTCTATTGGTACTTTAGCCTCTACATATCCGGGAATTACTTGATGGTCTATACCCTCGGGGATACCAGCGTAGCCATTCAACATAAACATTGAACTGCCGTCGTTAGGGTTTTTGGAGGTCAGTTTGTCGCTTCCATACCAAAGTCTTTCTCTCAGTGTTTCCCCCAGTCGTAGAAGGTTCTGTAGCGACCTGAGAGCACCTGCAACAGACGAAGCCATGTATCTATACTGGTCTGTGCCATAAACTTGATTGCCTACCGTATTATGCTTAAATAACACTACAGGGGATATAGGATGTGCTCCACCGTAAGCCCGGTCCTCTGTCTCGGATAAAACTGCTCCTACTTTTTTATTGCGATACTCACAAATTGTTTCTCGTATAAGACCGTTGCTGTGGTACTCGATAAACTGAATATATTTTCCTTTCGGCATATCTACTGCGGGTTGTGAAAGTTCAAAGATATTGCTGAAAAGTAAAACCTCAACAGTACCTTCATCTTCGGCAGATAAAAATACCGTTAAATTCTTAGCCTCAATCTTTCCGATGTAGATAGTACCGTCCGATTTAGCTGTGACGTTATACGCTGATATAACATCCCTCATGCGGGAACTAATTTCAGTCACTATGAACTCTGCAAAGTTGCTACGGGATAAAACGTCAGCAAGCTTTTTAGATGTTTCACGGTCTGAGTGCTCGACTATAGGCGTATCGCCTGCAATTAAGGCTATCCAATGTTGCTCTATATTCTTAAAATGAGGCAAGCCACAGATTATTTCGTTTATGGACATCCCTGTAAGCGGCGATATTTCACGGTAAACTCTAAGAACGTCATCATATACTTCTTGAAGATTATTTTCAAACAACTGGTTGTTTGTGTAGCTTATATCAGCCCTCTCCTTCAGAGAGGGAGGTGGGAATTGCTTACTACTTCCGATAAAAGGGTTTTTGCCAGGCCAAACATCTACGCCAGTAGGTGTTGCAGAGAAGTTTTCCTCTGATAAAAGATTGTAAATACCGTCATTAAACTGTGACATCGGCTCACCCCCTTATGATAATGTGCTATCTGTGTGTACTCCGTAGCGTAAGGCGTCTACGAAGTCGTCATTAAGCTTTACAACGTCGTCGCTGGTCTCGGTCTTGAACTGATAGCTGTAAAACTCATTGACGAGGTTTGTACAGGTATCAAAGACAAGTAGCTTGCTATCAGCTAAATAACTCCTTACAGTTGCTATACCGTCTCTATGGCTATTCTTGGCGTTTATATAGTCAATACCTACCTTACGCAGTTCGTCTTTCAAAGCCGCAGCAGAGGGGTCAACGTACATCGGTGACAATGTGATGCCTTTACCCGCAAACTCTTGGTAGATAAGGCTTACCTTGGCGACTATGTCCGAAGGTGCTGTCGTAGTGAGCTTAATCTCACGACTTACGATATACTCGCCACCGTAAGACAGGCTTATAAGCAAAATCGCCGTAGGATGATTGCTGCCGTAGTCTACCGATAAAAACGTCCTACGCATCTGCTTGTAGTCAATGTCAACCTCTGATGCTTTGACTATGTGCATCTTAGGGTTAAACTGCGGGTATACCTGTAAGTCGTTACCTGTCCACTCGCCTAAGACGAAGCGTTTGTATAGAGCCTCAGACGACTTGTAGGTACGTATAAGTTTCTCGTAATATTCTTCTGCCCCGTCCCATATTGCGTCGTCCATAGTCCATTTATCGAGTTCGAGTACACCCGCATCGGCTTTTTTGAGTATCCAGTGGGTCGGAATATCGGGGTTCGTTGTACCAAGATACCATCCTGTGCGAAAAACATTAGGAACTTCTGGGGGGAACTTTGCACCTCTTAAACGCCCTTGTATTAGGTCGAACTGCTCCTCGGAGCATAAGCTGACCTCGTCATGTATCATCCCCATAATATCCGTAAGTCCACGGATTCGAGCCTCAGAGCCTGAGTCATTAAGTCCTATAAGGAAAAGACTGTGACCGAATAAAACTGCGTCGTGAGTTTTGCCTGACTTGCGGGAGCTATCGTAGCGAAAATCTGAGCCGAAAAGTACGGATAAAACATTACACATATTTCTCTTTACTGATGCCTGCGTACGCCCGACGAGTGCGAAGTTGAAGCGTTTATCTGTATACTGATTTAGTGTTAGAAGATACAACCCAAAGGCTTGCATTGTACTGTAGGTCTTGCCACATCCAAAGCAGCCATAAAGAACACGGTCACTAAATTTACCAAAACCCGCAAATAACTTACGGTGTGTTGCGGTATATGGTTTCAATTTATATGATTTCAATTTATGTGATTTCAATTATATCACCTTCCAACAACTTATTTATGGTGATAAGAGTTTGTTGCGTCTCAGCAGATACTGTTGCAGATAAATCCTGTTCTGGTTTATCACGCCACTGCTTCGGTTTTCTGTTCTTTAGCCAAAATATCTGTGCCGTTGTGTCTCCACCTAAGGCGTTCTTCAATAATGCGTTTTCAACTGCATAATCC